GTTTTACGCAGTTAGTCATCCACTAGGCGTGTATTCCGCAGTCAACGCTTCGCTTATCCTATGCGTTCTCCAAGGTTTTCTATAAATCGCATCTTATCTAGACCAGATGCGAAGTGTCGTCCCCCAACTCCTGTACGACCTTCTGAGCGGTACCTAGCCATAAATTCACCTTTATCCCTCATAAGACGGGACATAGCTACAGGGAAAGATAAACAATAGCTATAAAGTATATCCGAATGTGTGAGCTTCGCTTGTCCATTAACTTCCGTTACATAATCTCTCCATCGCTCTGGGTACAATAACTTAGTAATGACAGTCCAATCATCTCTATCCGCACCATCAAACGTCCAACTACGAGACAAGAATTGTGGAGGGTTCCAATTGGTTCCTTCTTCACATTTGTCCGGGTGTGTGACTACACCGAAGTTGTAGCTGAGGTAGGAAGCTAAGTCTTCCTTGTCAATCTTCTGGTCTGAGAAGATAATGTTATCATCGCCCATAATATACATAAGGATACTTTCTGGTTTCTTGAAACCTTTAGCGATTAGGTACGTGAGAATCATAAGACGATTCACAATTGTACCTATGATTTGGGTGAACCTAGATCCTGAAGGTATACCCTTCCTACTACGTTCTAGACTGCCGTCTAGATTAACGAAATCCTTTACAACGAAGTCACGCTTCACTACGTTCCACAGTTCTTCATCGAACAGTTCATCATCAAAACAATCACGAATGATATCAAAAGCCTCGTAAATCAACCAGTCAGATATGGTTTGGTCATACGACGAATAGTCAATAGATAACCAATGGTCGTGACGTCTCCGTCCTTGCGTCATACGAGTTGACAGTTGGTCGTCACTGTACGCACCAGCGTAGAAGCCGGATTGTCGTAACACTTCCTGAAATGGATTAGCGAATTGATTCTCAGCTAAGATAACCAGGAAGTCCACAATCGATACGAAGCGAGTCTTCCACTTACGTGTCTCGGGACCAGTAGGGTTACCGAATTCATCGAATCCACCACTACCCTGCGTTCGATAGGCAATTAGAATAGGTCTACCAAAAGTACCATCTTCTTTCGCTTGTACAACCGCTTGATCGTACATTTGTTGTAACTCAGTTGCATCGTACTCACCCTTCTCGCGTTTACCCGTGAGGATATAGCAGAAGCCAGAGTGTGTGTTGGTTCGACTGAGTGAATCAGCGTGGTCCTTGGAACCGTAGCGCATCATCCTTACCTTGCCGTTCCTTGACAAACTTCGTCGCAGTATACGGCTAGCTTCCACGAAGTTAGGATTAGTCGATCCATTTCGGTGATTATCCTCCATGAATCTATCAAGTTGATTTCTCAACTGGAAAGCTTCCTTCTTAGAGTTTGAGTAATTTATATCACGTAAGTGATTTCGCACTCGGTGAATGTAACTCTCGTCCTTGAATTCGTGCAACATAACCTCTAACATCCCGCTGTCAAACAGGTACTCATTCCTGTCACGTCGTAGAGAATTAGAGTACTCTCGCAAACGTTTTTGTTGCTGGCCCGACAGCGCGTTGACAGTAGACTGGGCTTTCGTTGGTAGTACCATATCATCATCCTCTCTTGTGACAGCTGTACTGTCGT